TCAGGCGTCTACCACATCAATAGACGCATCATCTTTAGCCAAGCTTGTATATTGATAATTAGTAAGTTCAGACATAAGAAAGTTGTCCATCAACAAATGAACAAACAAGTCTTTTGATTTTCTAGTATCCAACAAGATTTTTGACTCATCCGCATTAAATCTTATTTTGTCTTTTAAGCTCGGAAATGATTTGCAAAAATCTATAATTTTGTCATTTGGTATGCCAGCCTTTATTACGGGCGACGATTTCGCAATCCTTGTTAACTTGCGTGCAAATGATACATCATCAATAAGCTCCCGGAGGGTCTCTGGATTTTCAACTAGAGCTGAATTCTCAATGGTCTCCACCCCAAGGCTAGCCTCATTTTTAATTACATCATGAAAGCCAAAGAATCTCTCTATCGTGGGCAGATCCAAAACAATAAGAGAGCCATCCACCTGTAACAAATGAAAGTTCGGGCTAATCCTAAAAAACTCTTCACTAATTTTTTCAAACCGTTCTGGTGATTTTTTCATGAAAAAACTAGTGCGACCATAAATATTTACACGAGCCATTGTTTTGTACAACACGAGTTGCTTTTCGTTGTTTCCAATCTCAATCAGCAAAGCAACAACATCTTCAATACTATTATCCGATAAATTAAAAATCTCATGATTACCAATTGAGCTTATTTTATCGAGTGCACTTAGTTCAGCCGGCCTGTCAATATCATACTCATATATGGCATTGGCACGCTCATCGGAAGATGATAAATTCATCAAAGTGAGTTTTCCATTATTTACAACCCCCTCAAGCACCGAACTTAAGAACATCTCCTTAAGGTCTGGCAATGCCTTACCCTCAATATCAAGCTTCTTAGGCTTTTCTTCACCTTTCATGATTGCATAAACAACAACCCCAACATCACTCTTGTTGTTAATGAAGTAATTCAGCGCCAAATCCAAATCTTGCTTATTCATTTAGTTAACCTTTGCAACGTAGAATATACGATCATCCAGCTTTATATAAGAAACCTTCTCGTTATTGGAAAGCCTTCTAAGGGATATCAATATCAAACCTGCCTTCTCCTCTCCGCCCTTAAAACTGCCATCTGCTTTGTATATATGAAACCCAAGAAGCGCCAACGACGGGTTTGCATAAAATAAATCTGTCTTCACATAAATTACACCCATAATGACCAAAAGAACGCCGAGCACAATTAAGTATCTTGCGTCATCAAAATCAAAACTAACCAATGGGATAACATACGTAGCAAGAAAAGTTAAGTGCTCATAATTTAAACCCTCAACATTTTTTGCTTGAAAAGGAATCTCGGTGGCGCCACTCAAGTCAAATTTAAATTTTTGATATGAAAACAAAGCCAAAAGCAACAAAACAAAACAAATTATTGGTATAATATTTGCCTTTAATATGGATGTTGTACTTAAAAAAACACAGTCAAATCCGATGCACAAAGGAATATCAATCTTTAGTATTATCACAAAAACAAATAATAACGATATTGATATCAAATACAAACCTACTTTGCGAAAAACCATATACACAACCCTCCTCTAAGAGCAGGCATTTTCATGCGCACATAACTGGAATCAATTTATTAAAAATATCATCCAAAAAAACATTATTGTTAAATTGCGCATTTAAAATAAATCAACTTCACGCATATTTTACAGTGAGCTACAAGTGATTTAATTACCACCACGGCCAAGGCAAGCCTGTCGGCTCAACCCAAGGCGCCCAGGAGAAGGCATAGGCCGGCAGTAGCAGCGTGAACCAGCCGAGTGCGGAGCTGGCCAGCACGCCGGCAGCAACAAGCCGTAGTGCAATGTGACGGCCATAACGTGCAAGCAGCCCGCCAAGCAGCGCACTCCCCGTCAGCAACGCGAGCACGCCCCACCCACCCGCCCAGTCGTACAGGCTCAGCAGCACAAAGGGAATCCACATGATTTCGTTGGAGGCCATGGCAGCGCCTTGCGTGTGGTTGACGTTGTATTCTGGTCTGGCTGATTTTTTATTTCAATGACATTGCGCAGATTTGTGCTTGCCGTTTGGCTGGTGGCTGCTACATCTAGGGAATGGCAGGCCCTGGCGTTTGCCGGCGCTGCGCCTGTCGTTGTTTCCGGTAGGTGAAGGAGTGCGTAATGGCTAAAGGTGGCGGTGGTTCAGGAGCAGGTAAAGGCGGCGGGACATCCGGCGGGAGAGGCACCAGCGGCGGGCGTGGCCAGTCCAGCCACCCCGGACCGGGTGGCAACTGGCCGAGCACGACTGGCGCCCCGTCCGGTACCGGCCGCGGCAATGCGCCGCCCGGCAGCGGGACGCCGAGATGAGGTGTGAGGGTGGTTCGTGACAAGGGCAAGCCGCGTGGCTTGCCCTTTTGCTTTGCGGCCAACGTTGGGGCTGGCCAGGTGCGGCGGTTTATTTTGCAAAGACGCCCATGCGGTTGGCCGCGACCAATGCTCTTGGCGCTGGATGCTTAGACCGGCTGGCCATAATCATTGCGGTGTGGATCGCCCTTGCTGCACATCCAGATCAGGAGCGGGATAAGGCCAATGACAGTGATGGCCAGCAGCTGCCACCAGCCACTGCGGTTGCCATCGTGTAGTCGGCGTGTGGCCGCGGCCAGAGACGGCAGGAAAAAGACCAGCGACAGTACGTTTGCGAGCACTTCGGAAGGGTCAATGATGATGGCGACGACCGACACCAGGCAGGTAAACAGGACAAACCACCAGTATTCCGCCCGTGCTGCACGTCCTTTGAAGTCGGCGTACTTGGACAGGCAGGTGGAGATTGCCTTGCCAAAAGTCATCTGCTCCGGCGCTGGGCCTGCGCTGAAGCGCATATCACTTGGTGCCGCCACACTGCCAAGGCTGGTGCCACAGCGGCTGCAGAATTTGGCCAGGTCTTGATTGTTCTGGCCACATTTTTGACAAAACATGCTCACATCCCCCTTTGACCGGAAACCATTATCCAGTTGCAATGACATGGGATTATTGCGCATTTCTCGGGCGCTTTACCATGCCATCAAGATGTTTTGTCACACTTGGCATAAAATTCGGACGTACTGGTGAGCGCACCAGCCGCGGACATCGACCGGGCTGGCTTTGCCAGAATTGCTATGGTTCTGGCATGATCCGCCCATGAAACTGTTATCTATCCTCTCTTTTGTCTTTGCGGCCAACGTGATGGCTGCGGATATCTCGTGCAAGGTGGTGGGTGTGTCGGATGGCGATACGCTGACTTGCCTGGCTGCCGGCAATCAATCCATCAAGGTGCGCCTGGCGCAGATCGATGCGCCGGAGAAAAACCAGCCGTTCGGCGAAAAGTCGAAACAGGCTTTGTCGGCAATGGTGTATGGCAAGCAGGTGGTGCTGCAGCCGGAGACGCGCGACCGCTATGGCCGGACGGTGGCGAAGGTGTTTGTGGGGGATCTGGATGTGAACCGCCAGCAGCTGCGCAAGGGCATGGCGTGGGTGTACCGGCAGTATTCGCGTGACAGCGGTTATGACGGCGCGGAGGCTTTCGCGAAGAGCTACGGCACGGGGCTGTGGGCGGACCCGAATCCGGTAGCACCGTGGGTGTGGCGCCACGAGAAACGGCAGATGCCGGCGGCGTCTGCGCCTTCCCGCCCGATTGCCCTACCCGCACCAAGCGCCCCTGCTTCATCGGTACCCGATCCAATCCTGAAGCCGCGCCGTTCTGCCGCGGGTTTCAGCTGCTCGGGGAAGGAGCACTGCAGCCAGATGGTGAGCTGCGAGGAGGCAAAGTATTACCTGCGGTATTGCCCGAACGTGAAGATCGACGGGGATCACGATGGCGTGCCGTGCGAGAAGATGTGCCGGTAGCACATGACACCTAAAGGAAGATGCTTGATGAATTTCAAAACATGGTTCGCGATTGCAGCGCTTAGCACCTTCGTAACTTCTGCATTTGCACAAGCCGACCTCATTCGATCAATGCAATTCGCGCAATACAAAGGCAATCGCTGGCCAATTGAACTTGAGTTCATTTTGCTAGATGTTTGTTTAAACGGCGACGAAACACAAATGACCGAAGCGACATACAACAAAAAGCGAAGCACTTGTGCATGTGCCGTTTCAAAATTGGAAGAGAAATTTAGCTTTGCCGATTTGATCCGGTCGCAACCAAAAGACGAGCAGATTTTTGATGCTGTTTTTCAGGCGGCCATGCAGGGATCCTGCACAAAGCGTTGAACAGGATCCCTTGTTTTTACTTCTTGCCTGGTACTTTGCCCGTATTGACGTTTTTGTCGCCGGCACTGGTTGCCCGCGTGCTGAATGAATCTTTTGGTACAACGCCACCATTTACTTTGGCGACGCCACTCTGGATGCGGCGAGCCGCTTCAGGGGTCATTGGCTTGGCTGGTTTCGACATGATGTTCTCCTAGGTTTGAATGGTACGCCCCGAGGACGCAACATGACATTAACAAGCTCCTTGGGGACATTTGGGGACAATGCACAAATGCTCTGCACGATAGAAAAACAGGCTGAGATCAAGGGGCTATTGCAAGAACTAGGCTGGAGTCAGGCCAAGTTTTGCGGTGAGTATTTTGATCTGTCGGATGAGTTTGGTGATGGCTTCAGTGGCCATGAGGATGAAGAGCTAACGCGCCTGCAGCATCGTTTCAAGAAGGAACTGACTCGCCAGACAACCAAACCTGAGCGCCTGCAAACCTACATTGACTTCATCTTGGCACATGATGAGTATCGTGGAAGCCTGATCAAGCCACGCATGGTTTATAAGCCTTATGACAAACAGACTATGGCGACGATCCAGAAAATGTCCCAAGCGCTGACAAAGCTGATTGAACAAGGAGAAGATTGATGCGAGATGGCAAGGATCTGGCCGCACGCGACGCGAAGCGTGATCTGGGCGCCGAGTTGCTGGCATCGGTCAAGGCCATGAAGGCCAATGAGGCCGCGCGGGTGACGGAGGTGGCTCCAACGCTGGCCGCAGAAGCACGTACCAAGACGGAGCTGTAGCAAAAGCCTTCGCAGCCATTTTGCAGATAAGCGCCCGCATGTTGCAGGAGTGGGGGCAAGGGTGACGCGGGCCGATCTATGCTGTGCAAACGTTGCTATGAGCGGCGCTGACGCTTCCGGAGGCGTTACAGGATGTGGAAGTGGCCTGATGGCCAAGACAAAGCCCGGCGACTGCCGGGCTTTTTTAATGCGCGCGGCTTAAAAGCCTCGCAGATACCATCTTGCACTATCGTTTCGGTGGATGGTGTATCGCTCCAGTGCTGATTCACCGCTGCTGTCAGACACGTAGGTCACTGTGAACTTCAAGACGTTCTTCGCCGGTTGCTCCCAGTTTCCGACACGATCAACGCCCAAGCAGCGGGACTGGTTGTACCTCATTGATAATTTAGGGTCGGCATAAGCAATACCGTAGCCAGAACCATCATAGAAGCGAGCCAGGTAACGTGCAGCCGCACCAGCGGTCTTCGTCGGCAAACAAGCGGATGTCGTGACCAGGTCTTTTACCATTGGCGTTGCTGAAGTCACGTCTTGGGCCAAGGCTTTCGGGGGTGTCGCGAGTGCGGCGTCAACATTGACACTTGCGGCGCCACTCAAGGTGTTATTCACGGCAGTCAAGGCTGCATTGGTCTGCTGCAATGCCGTGTTCACACCGGCACAACCCACTGCAGCAAAAGCAAAAGGCACAGCGACAAGCAACGATTTCGGGAGAGCGCGCATAGGAAGGCTTCAGTATTTGATCCGGATATCAGGTTATCAATGCCGCTGTACTTTATCAATGCAATATTAACGAAACCGTTTGTACTAACTGCCCTCCTCTTTTATTAATAGCCGTTCGTAAATATCTACCCGATCCGCGCAGCGGTTCAGTTCTACTGCGACGGCGTCAGACTCGGCGGCGAGGCCGACAAGAAACTCTGCAGCCTCGTGAGAAAGTTCGGCGCGTGGCGCTGGATCGGCGCCGTCGCCGGCAGGGTTGGCCGCAGCGCTTGCAGTTGTGCCGCTGGCAGCTTTGACGGGGACTGACATGCGCTGACGGCCAGCAACATGGTCAGCAAGAATGCGGTTCTTTTCAGCTTGTACATTGAGCAATCCTTCACGGTAACGGGTTTCGGCGGCCAGCAGCTGGCCGGCTGCGGCGGACTCGGCGCGGCGCAGTTGCTGCTGCAAATCATTGATGGCGGCGTTGTCGTCACGCTCGCGAGTGACCGCGGCGAGCTGCTGGTCTTGTCGCTCGGCAGACTGGCCAGACCAGTACGCGAGGCCGTGCGACAGCCCGAGCAGCGCCACCACAACGATGATGGGAACGAGTTTGCTATTGATCATGCCAAGCGACCTCCTGCCATCTCATACACGGCCAGCAGCGTTTGGGCGTTGTGCTCGTTCTGGCCATAGCCAGCCCCCGGCAGCGATGCCCAGCGGCTGCGGCACTTGCTGATGGCGGTGGCGATGTTGCCACGCTGGATGTCGTCCAGAGCGCGGCACTCGCGGATCAGCTGCAGCGCGATGCGGTCCTGATTGATGGCGCCGAAGTTGCTGAGGCCCAGCTGCTTGCGGTAGGCGTCGTAATAGCGCGCCAGGATCTGGTAACGGCCGGCGGCGCTGGACTTGATGCCCAGCTTCGGCAAATCAATGACACGCCGCGGGTGATCGCTATAGCTGCTGAACAGCAACGGTGCCTTTACGGTGCTCCCGACGATGACGTTGTAACCGTCATCGCTGGCGGCGATCAGGCCACGCCCCAGCTCGGACACGGCGATCATGTCGAGAAAGGCAAGGACATTGCGGCCACCGGCCTCTTGCTCCGAGATGCGAGCCATGTGACTCCTTCCATAAAAAAACCCGCCTCATGGGCGGGTGTGGTCGTCGGTGGTAATGGTCAGGCAGAAATCTTGTCTGCGCGGCGCTTGAGCCAGGCTTCCAGGTACTGGGCACCAACAATGCCCAGACCGGCGCCAATCCCCACCAGCGCCGGTAGCGGTAGTGCGGGAAACTGCATCAACGCTACGCCTGCAATGGTGGAGGTACCGGCACCCAGAATGGCGCGGCCAAAGATCAGGCGCGTGGTGATGGCTTCATCGCTGGACAGCAGCTTGCCCAGCCCGATCAGCGACCCTACGCACAGCAACCACAACAGTCCTTTTTCATGTTCCTGCATTACAACCCCCTAAAAAGTGAACCCCGCGAAATCGCGGGGCTGGAGTGAAACAAGTCACGGCGCCAATGCCACCAGCGCCTTGGGTTTTTTCTGTCCTGCTTTCTTCTTCCCCTTCTTCGCCGGCTCGGCTTTCTTATTCAGGATCAGTTCCAGGCTGGTTTCCCAGCCGCCACTACTGAATTCGTGCGTCACGCTGTCGATGGTCCAGAGGTGGTCGACGCCGTCCTTGATTCCCTGCGTGCGCAGTTTGCGCTCGGCAACGATGTCGGCGCGGCCGGCCATGGTGATACTCATGGTGATTTCCGACCGTGCCGCGCGGTTGCTGGCTGCCTTGGCTGCCGCCGCCGCCGTACCTTTGCTACTCGCCGTGTGACGGATCACCCGCGGCGGCGCACTCGGGTTGTCCGGATTGGGCACCAGCACCGATTGCGTCTTGCCGGTGGCTTTGTCGTGGTGGCGAACGATGGCGCCACCAGAGGCGTTGCGATCACTGGACTTGAAATGCCAGCCCTTGATGTCCTTGCGATGGAGCACCAGCGTGGGCAGCGTCTTGCCGGTGACGCTGGCAGCCTGGCCGCCACGCGGCAGCACCAGGATCTGCCCGCCCTTCACTGTCGCGGTGGCGTCGTACTGGCCAGCCAAGCGGGTGATGAAGTGAAGATCGGATTCGTTCATCTGATCAGCCCGGGCAACAGTGGCCTTGACCTTGCACACCGCCTTGAGCTTGTTGCGGGCGGCAATGTCCTTCACGACCTGCTCCAGTGTGGCGCCCTCCCACGAGTGGCGCCGGGGCTGCTTGATCTTGCCGGACATGTCCGCCGGCCGACCACGAAACACGACAATCTGCGGCGGGCCGCTGGACTCGACTTCGTCCACCCGATATTGCCCGATGCGGGTCAGCCCGGTTTCGACATAACCCAGGCTGACATCGAGCATAGCGCCGCGCGGCGGCAGGCCGACTGCGCCGTTTCGGTCGTCCAGGGTAACGGTCAGCTCGTCGGAATCCAGCCCGGCCTTGTCGGTAATGCTGATCGAGATCAGGCGGTCTTGCAGGGTCGCGGTAATGTCCTGACCATTGGCCAGGATACGAAAGGTCGGCCGCATGGTTTACTCCCACAGCGTGACGGTTTCAGTTGTGGCGCTGGCAATGTCCGGCATGGCGATATAGATGCCCTGAGGATACGGCTGTGCCTGCCCGGCCAGATCCACGTTGGCGGCCAGCACCGCCTCAACAGTACCGTTGAGGTGGCCATAGTGCGCGTGGCAGAGACTGTCCAGGCAGTCTCCGTCAGACGTTCTGATAATCTTCGCCATAGCGAGACAGCTCCAGCGTGAAGGCCTGCTTGCGCGGTGCACCGTCGACAAACAGATACGCCTGTTCTTCGTTCAATTGCGCCAGGTACCAGCGCCCCAGGTGCTCACCGTAACCAGTGGTCAGTGTCAGCGGCTGCAGCGCATCACCCAGCTCGCGCAGGCGGTCGATGTGTCCGGCGCCATGCTGCGCCAGGAAGATCGCCCCCTTCAGCGTGATGCGGTCACCGCCCTTGCTCACCGCCTGCTCTGCCGCGCGCCGCGTCAGCCGTTCCTGGCTGGCGATGTTGAACTGGGTGGCACGGGACAGGGTGTCAAACGCGGCCTGCCCCAGGGCAAAGCGGAACGGCACGCCCAGCTCCGGCGCCAGCTCCAGCAGGTAACCCCGTGCCGGTGCGCCACTCATGTTCAGCCCTACCGCCAATGCCCCGCCGAATGACTGCACCAGCGAGGCGACACTGCCGCCGCCCATACGCATGGCGAGGGCGCGCGCATCTTTCGGCAGTCGCGCGTAGGCGGTAAGCGAGTAACCCAGCGCCTGTTTCAGCTTGCTGTTGCTGGCCGCCAGCGCCCTACCCGCCGCCTGCAGCAAGTTATTGCTGGAGCTGGTCAAGTCCTTGGCAGCCAACGTCAGCAGCCCGGCCGCACGCTGCACCGTTCTGCTGCTGGCGCCGGTCAACGGTGCACCGGCCGACAGCAGCGCGGCGGCCTTTTCTACCTGCACCGCCGCGCCGGTGGCACTCTTCACCGCCGACGTGACATCGGCCACCGCCCGCGGCAAATTGGCGACGCCGGCGGCGCGGCTGGCGCCATCAACGGCCAACCGCAATACTGTTTCAAGCTCCATGTCACCCTCCTACCGGGTCGTACAGACCGCCGCCGCTTGACTTGGCTTTGGCGGACCATTGGTCAAACAACCGCTTCAGGTGCGGCGCCAGCTGCGCGGCGATCTCTGCCGGGTTCTTGGCATCGCCCAGCACCTTGACGTCGATTTTTGGTGAGAAGGTAAAGTGCTGTACGACGGGTGGCGGTGGCGCCTTTGCCGGCGCCGGCTTGGCCGCGGGTACGGCAGCCTGTGCTTTGGCTGCCGCTTCCGGCTTCGCTGTCGCCCCAACCGCAACAGGCCGCTTGATGACTGTCGGCGCCAGCAGCTTGGCATCCTCATCACCATGCAGCTTGTCGTACAACCAGCCGCCCAAGGTCTGCTTGCGGCCACCGTTGGCCGCCGTCAGCCCTGCCGTAATGCCGGCATTGATCGCGGTACCGACTCCGTAACCGGCCACGCCCGCTGCGGCAACCATGCCGGTAGCGGCAGCCGCTGTTGCGGCACCGCCTGTTGCCACAGCACCCAGCGTCGGAGCGGCCATCACGGCACGACCTGCCGTCACCGTCCCGCCCAGCGCACTACGCACCGCGGCACCGACACGCGTCAGCTTGCCTGATGGTTTGCCTTTGTTGTCCGGTGCCCCCGGCAAGTCCGGCAGGCCGCCACGTGGCATGTTGGTGACGAACACCTGCTGCACGCCGGCGCCAGGCTTGCCACCGCCCAGCACATCAGGCAGTACACCAGGTAAACCGCCTTTACCGGCTGCCGCCGCCCCGGCCTTGCCGCCCAGCGTGGTCAGCACCTTGCCGGCGCCCCACTGCACGGCGCCACCGACAATGCGCTTGGCCGCAATACCCAACGTCACCACACCGGCAGCCAGCCCCAGCGTTGATGCCTCCGGATGATTCTGCGCAAAGCCGGTACCGAGCTGCAGCAGCGATGACGCCAGATCGGCCGCACCGTTAGTCACGGGCCGGATGGCATCCCCGACGGCGATCATGCTGGCGTTAAAGTCCGCCGCCACCGCCTCCCAGCGGCTGTTCGATGTGTCGTCGCGAGCGGCTTTGTCCCCTTCCAGTTTCTTGCCACCATCCGTGCTCTGGATCTTGGTCAGGTCGCTCTTGATCTGGCCACCGTACTTGATCTGTGCCAGCGCGCCGGAGCGCGCCTGCTGGTCGGTCAGGATGTCGGCCAGGCCGGCCATTTTCAGGTAGGCATCCAGCGCCTCGTTCTCTTGCTGCTTGTTGCCGCCGCTGTTCTTGATCCTGGCTTTCAGATCCGCCAGCTTCTTCGCCTGCGCCGGGTCCTGCTTGGCGGTGAGCTTTTCCGTCAGCGCGATGAAGGCCTCGACGGGGTTGTAACCAGCCTTCATGTACGCCTTCATCGACTCCTGCAGTGACACGCCAGCATCGGCAAACTTCTTGTCGGTGTCCGGCGCGGTGATCTTGGCCAGCAGGTTCTTGAAGTTGTTGGCAGCGCTGTCCGGGTCACCCGTCAGCTTGACCTGCGCCTGCAGGCTGGCGGCGATGTAGCGCACCGCGTCCGAACCCTGAAAACCCAACGCGCCGGTGGTGGCCAGCAGCTCCGGCATGAAGCGGGCCATCTTGTCCGACTCGAACGCGCCCAGATCGCCGGCGACGGCCACCTCGCCCATGGTCTTGCGCATGTCTTTCTGCGACACGCCGTTCTGGCCGAAGGAGTAGATCAGCTTGGAGGCGTCTTCCGGCGCCATTTTCTGGCCTTTGATCAGCTCGGCCAGCAGGCTGCCGTGGCCAATGGCTTCCTGCCACCCCATACCTTGTGTCACCAGGCCATTGATGGCCTGAGCCAGTGCGGTACGGTCCATCTTCTGGTCGGCGGCAATCTGCATGATGCCGCTAACCAGCTCCTTCTCGCCGGCCTTGTTGGCGATACCAGACTTGATCGCGATGTCGCGGGTCTCTGCCTGGAAATCACCGCTGATCTTGGTGGGCACGGCAGCGGCACCGATGGTGGTCACCCCGGCGGTTTTGCCCAGCTCAATGCCGGACTGAATCTGGCCGATGCCGTGCTGCTGCCACTGCATGCCTTTCTCGGTCTGCTGCAGCTTGCGCATGGCCTTGTCGAGGTTGCCGACCTCGACACCCATATCGCGCAGCTTGGCGGTGTTCGCCGCCAGCTTGTCGCGCAACGGCACGTTGGCCAGCTGCTGCTGCCCCTGGGCGGCCTGTTTGGCCGCCTCCCCTAGTTTGACGGTCTGGCGGGTTGTATCTCCGACTGCGGTACCGGTATTGCGCAGCTCGCTGCGGGTGGCCTGCAGCGTGGCACGCTTGCCCTCGAACGCCGCTTTGGCCGCAGCGGCAGCGCGCTGTGCCTTGCCCAGCTCGCTGGTCAGACGAGCTTCTTCCGATGTGGCCGCCTTGGCCGCATCGATCTGGGCTTTCTTGGCAACGGCCAGCGCCTTGGCCTGCTGAGAGGCACCGCGGGCGGCATCGGCCTCCTCCTTCAGCGCCAGCACCTGCTGGCGAGTCAAAGCAGTGCTGTTCTTGCCGTCCTGCCACGCCGCACGCTTGATGTCGGCATGTGCCGCGGCCAACCTTGCTGCCTCCGACAGCGCCCGGTGTTCGGCTTCCAGCGCCGGCACCGCCGCGGCTTGGCCGGCGGCGGCCTGCTTGGCGGTGTTCAGCGCCCGGGCCAGCTCGCCGACACGGGCGGTGGACGCCTGCCAATCTTTCTCCAGCCCGCCCAGCTCGCCCCGCAATTGGCGTACGCTTTCCAGCCCGATCCGGCGCCCGGCCTTGTCTGCCTCGGCCAGTTCGCGCTGCAGGCGTTGGGTCTCACCAATCAGGCTCTTGATGCCCTTGGTGTCCGCCATGCCCTTTTGCAGGCCTTCCACCGATTTCTGCGTCTTGCCGACGGCGGCGCCCAGCGTTGCGGATACGGCGCCACCGATTACAATACCAATGGCAACATCTTTAGACATACGGGCCCTTCAATGCACGCAGGCAAATGGTTTGATCTGATCGGAACGGCAGTGGTCTTGCTGATGGCCGCCGGTGGCGCGCTATACGGCATCAGCCAGCACGGGCTATCCACCGTGACCGTGCTGTACGGCGCGCTGGCCGGGGTGCTGGTGGGCTGCACCCCGATCGTGGCCATCGCCTTGCTGCTGTACTGGCTGTCCCGCCGCTAATCCGACGACTCATCCACTGCCAGCCATTGCGCCAGCTCGGACACCGGTACCGCGCGGATCTCGTCCCGGCCCCAGCCGTAGCGCTCAGCCAGCCGGCGTGACCACACCCACCACAGCGGACTGTTTCCCGTCGGCAGCTGGTTCTTCCGCAGACAGCCGAAGATAGGCTTTCTGCAACTTGCCGTAATCGCGCAGCGTCACCTGGCGCAGATCGTCCGGCGCGCAACCGGCCATATTCGCCAGCATGGTCATTTCAAACTTCGCGTCATCATTGCCCGCCAACTGGCGGGCATCGAGCTGATCGCCGACCGTCGGTTCGCGCAGCACGACTTGATTGGTTGGCAAGCCATTGATGGTGACCGGGGTAGACAGCTTGATGGTTTCGTTCATGGGGTTGTCCTGAAATGACAACGCCCCGCACAAGGCGGGGCGTCAAAGGTTGGCCGCGAGGGTTACAGGCCCAGCGCGGCACGTTCGGCAGCGAGTTCGTCCACACCATCAATGATGCGGATCAGGCCAACCGGATCGATCTCGTACACCACGGCGCCATCGACTTCCAGCTTGTAGTAGTCCGGCGTGAGGGTGTACTTGGTTTCGTTCTTTTTGCCGGCCTCCCAGTTGCCCATGTCGACTTCGGTGAGCAGGCCGCGCAGGGTGCAGACGGCACCGACGACCTTCCCCTTCCTGTCAGTAAATGCACCGCGGAAAGTACCATTGAAGGCACTGCCATCGGCCAGGCCGAACATCGCCAGCGACGCCTTGTCGATACCGGTCAGCGTAAAGCCGGCCTCCATTTTTTCCAGCCCGATGGCAAAGTCGATTTCGGCATCCATGCCGCCGCCGCGCCAGGCCTCGGTCTTGCGCTTGAGCTTGGGCAGCTGCACCTGCGAGGCCTTGCCGGCGTAGCTGGTGCCCCCCAGGGCCAGGGTAAAGTTGGTGAGTGTTTGCGGAACCATGATTTTTCCTTGTTAAGCAGCCAGCACTTCGGTGATCCACTGGTTCGTCACTTCCACACGGAAGATCGGGTTCTCAGCCGGTGGCACGTCGGTAAAGCGGATGTTCCAGTACACCTTGCCCTCTTCCAGCTGCGAGGCGGTATTCAGCACCGGGTCCGGGTAGACCTCGAAATTGATGATGGCGCCGGCATTGCGCAGGTCGCCCATGAACGCATCCAGCCCTACGGTCACATCATGCACATAGGTCTTGGTGATGCCCTTGTCGACCGCCCACTGGTGGCCGCGCAGGATGGCATCCATCACCATGTCGGTGGTACGCACGCGGGTGACGAAAGACCATTTCGGATCGGCCGACAGCGTGCGGTTACCCCACAGCCGGAATCCACCCTCACGGATGATGGTGGACACATACGCCTGGTTCAGCAGGTTGGCGCGGCAGGTCGGATCGCCGTACAGGTATTCCACCGGCCGGCCAGTACCCAGCACCTCGGCAAACTCGGTGTTGGATGGCGAGGCCCAGAAACCGACCTCGGCATCCTTGGCTGCAAACAAGCCAGCAACGGCACCCGACGACGGCAGCAGGATTTCGCTGCTGCTGGTGGTATCCCACACCTTGTTGCCGCCGGCATCGACCAGGTACAGCCGCTTGCTGCCGAAGTTGGCCGCGTAGGCAATGGCGGCATCATCGGTGGTGTTGGGGCCGTCGATGATGCCGATCGCGCGCAGCTTGCCGGCCAGGCTATCGATGGCGCTGGCTACCGCCTGCGTCGACGAGTGGCCCGGCGCCACCAACAGCCGCGGCTGCAAATTGACTGCCGACTTACCATCCAGCAGCGCCTGCAAGCCAGTACGCACCCCGCTGGCAGTCACACCGCCGATGATGGCGCTGGTCTGCAGCGCGGGATCGGCATTGGCACCAACACCGACAGCGACGATGGCCGCGCGGGTCTTGCTATAGATGGCCTTGAGCTGGCGGAACATCGGGCTATTCTCGCCAAATGCTGCCGCCGCCTCGCGATCATTGGTGATCTTCACCGGCTGGTTTGGCGTCGCCAGACCAGCCCCCGGCGTGAAGGTGTCGACGATACCGATAACCGATGACGACGGCAGCGAGATAGTGCGCGGCCCGCTGTCGACCAGTACAACTTCGGCGCCGTGGAACAACGACTCGTTAGGCATATTTCCTCCCAAATGGGCGTAAAAAAACCCGCCAGTGGCGGGTACATGTGATTGGTTGGTGTTTAGCTGGGTCAGCCTGTTTCTATTCAGCGATTCGTCGCTATCGCGTCACCTTCATCGGCTTCGATGCATTTCTGCCAGCAACGCGGCCAACGTTTCAGTCGCTGATTGCCGCCTTGATTGCATCTGCGGTGGTGGCAGTTTCGATCGAGCCTTGGATCTGAGCGTAACGATCACGTATCTCCTGCCGCTGGGTTTCTAATGCGGCCACATCCGTGCCGGGAATTTGCCTAGCGATCTGCTCATCCAGCGGTTGGAATTCCTGGGCTCGACGTGCACGGCGAACGTCGTGGGCAATCACTTTGGCCTTGTCGATGTTCACGGTGATCATGCTTGGCCTCCAAAGCCATGTGGGCTGCTGAAGTCAGCCTCCCAGGCTGCACGGAAGGTACGGTCTGCCGGGATGTCGGCCACGTCCACGATCAGGTATGGCAGACCCGCAGGCACGTCTTTCGCGGTGATCTCCTCCAGTGCAAGCTCGCACTCCAGTGCCGGTATGAGTACGGCAATACCGCCGCCTTCGTTCGGAAAAATAATGCGTTTGTCCATGTTGGTACCTCAGCAAAAAACTGCCAGCTCGACGTTGGTAAAGTCTGTCCGACCAGTTGTCGAGTTAGTTGTAGATATCCGGACGGATGTGGTGGTCTTGGCGCCAGATGACAAACAGTTGACACCAGTAATCGGGTCGGCTGAACCATTACCCCCCGGAGAAACGGCGAAGTTCGCAGCCGGCATGGCCGTGGTGAAGTTGACGGTGTAATCGCCTGTGCCGTTGTCTGTGATGCTGGACACATTGCCGCTGGCCCGGATGGCAACCGTGCCCGTGCCGTTGAAGTTCACCCAGGCACGTGCGGCGTAAAGTGGCGCACCACCTGTTGCATTCAGCTTTGCCAGGATGGCTGCTTGGACGAATTCTGTGGTGGCCAGCGAGGAGTCGTTGTCGCCGCTGGCAGGTGTCGGTGCTGTCGGGTTGCCGGTCAGTGCCGGGCTGGCCAGCGGCGCCTTGGCCGCCAGTGCGTTGGTCACGGTGGTGGCAAAGTTTGGGTCGCTCCCCAGCGCTGTGGCCAGCTCGGCCAGTGTGTCCAGCGCCGCTGGCGAAGCGGCGACCAGTGCAGCCACTGCCTCCGCGACTTTGGCATCGCCTTCTGCGCTGGTCAGATACTGGGGGTGTGGGTCGGCGGCTGCAGCATGTGCAGCAAGGTCTGCATCGGTGGCGTACTGCGGGTGCGGGTCTATCGCTGCGGTGTGTGCGGTCATCACCTGGTCGACGTAGCCGCGCGGCGCAAGCACCACGCTCGGGTCGACCTTTAGCTCTACCGAAGATGTGTTGGCGACGATCAGCACCATGCGCAGTATCTGGGTGCGTCCGCTGCCGCTGGCCAGTACCGGCTTGTAGGTGTCCGGGCAGTTGGCCACTGCACACAGGTCGCCGGCGGCGTCGTACAGGCCGATCTCACGAATCCACCAGCCGCCGATGTCCTCCGGAATGATCTGCTCCACCACGACCTGGCCACCATTGGCCGGGTCAACGAACAGCGCGTTGAGCGGGGCGCGGCGGTTTTCGTGCACCAGGGCGGTCTGGTTGCGGTCCGGAATGGGTGTGGCGCCGTTGCCATCGCCCACCGCCATTTTGGTGAGCTGCAGCGTGGTGCCGAGCGCAGTGGCGTTGGCCAGCTTGGCCTCACCGATCGCTGTGAGAATGGCGAAGTAGGTCTGTGCCATAGGTTAGTTGCTCCCCCAAATGGTGAGTGTGTCGATGGTATGGGTGCCACCGCCGAGCGCGGCGATGCCGGTGACGACAATCTCGCTCGGGGTGTATGGGTAGACGGTCAGCTCGTCGCCGAGGTAGGCGGCGGCGCCGACGTAGATCTTGCCCTTGCCAGCCAACGCGATGCGCAAGGCCGCTACGAAGCTGCGTACGTTCTTGTACTCGGCGATCAGGGCCTCGATTCGTTGCGGCGTCGATTCGTCAATCCCCCGGTCGTGCAAGTCGATGTCAATCTCGAACGCGTGCGGCGTGCCACCGGCCACGCGGCTGTCGCTAATGCGCGCATCCAGCCCGATCGACGCCAGCGCGGCGATTACCGCGCCTGGTGTGCCCTTGCGGCGGTGGGTGGGGACCGCACCGCGGATCAGCTGACGCTGCTGCTCTTCGGTGATCGCCGATTCCCAGCCCTCGACCGACAGCGACCAAGCCAGCCAAGGCAGCAAGGCGGTGTGGCAACGGTCGGCATCCCAGATCGTGGCGAGCGGCGACGGGTCGGATGCCGGCGTGATGCTGTCGGCGAGCGCCGCCTCGAGCGGCGTTCGGTTCGGAGGCAGCAGGTATCGACTCATAACGCCCTCGAAATCTCTATGCCGTCGCACAACGGAAATTGGTTGATGCCACACATCACGTCGCCCACCGGTTCATCCAGCAGCACACGGGCGACTCCCGGGCCGTGCAACGCGGCAAAAATCGCTGAGCGCGGCATGTCGGCGCCAAGCTTGTGGCGAGCGGCGATCAGTGCATCGAACCGCAGGCGCGCTGCGGCCTCTGCCACAGCCGGATCGGGGCCGGGATCGAACTCGAGTGTGCCGCGTATCCGGTAGTGCACCGCTTCCGCTTGGAGTACATGCGGGTGGTCGGTCAGTGGTCGGATGCTGTCTGCCGACAGGTTCGACTCTACGACGGGCAGCAGTTCGGCATAGTTGTCTTCGTTGTGTTGGACGGCGAGCACATTGACCGCCACATCACCTGGCATCGGCTCGACCAATCCGGCACTGTGCGTGACCTGCAGGACTATCGCGCCAGGCGGTAACATCGCGGCGACTTCGGGCGACACGACAATGCGTGCAAAGCGGGGCGCATCGACCGAGACGTCAGCCACGCCTGCCGATGCCGACAGTGCGTGAAAAACATAGGCGCCGACACTACCGGCCACCGATGTTCCCTCAAGCGCCATCTGCGCGCGAAAGCGCAGCCGCTCGTCGTCTTCGTAAACCGGATCGCGCGGCGGGTTCGCCCCCGGGTCGCCCGGATCGACCAGAAGACGCGCGACATTCAACAGCGCGGACACATGGTCGAGGTCGGCACCGGTGGCGTAGGCCAGCATGGTGGCCTTGGCGGCATCGTTGATGCGGGCTCGCAGCATCATTTCGTCGTACGCCGCAAGCTCCAGCAGTTTCACGACCGGGTCGGACTCCAGCGCCGCACTGTAGTCGGGGTATAGCGGCTGAAACCGCGCCAGCTTGTTGGCATAGATGGTTTCAAAATCGAGTTCCTCGATCACCGCAGGTGCGGGCAGTTGGGTCAGGTCAATCATGCTGTCACGTCCAGTATCTGGGTTTCACCGATGTAGTCGCCTTCGATGCGGAACACCGGGCGCCCATCGATCAGGGAGATCAGCGACACGCGCTTGAGCTTGATCCGCGGCTCCCAGCGGGCAAGCGCCCGGGCCGCCTCGCTCTGCACTGCAGCGATCCAACCGGGATTGACCGGCTGGTCGACCATGCGCGGGATGTTGCTGCCGTACTCTGGCCGCATCCGCCTGCTGCCGATCGGGGTGCTCAGGATGTCAGCCAGCGACTGCCGCAGGTGCTCGATGCCGCTCACCGGCTGGCCGGTGTCCCGGTTCATGCCGGTGAGGCTCATCGGGTTTACTCCGCAGCGCTGTCAGCCGTTGCCGGCTGACGGGCAAAGTCGGCGTGGCTATCCAGAAACGCAATCACGTCCTTGTCGGACGTGGTCACGGTGTAGTTTTCTACCGGTACCGCGCGGCCATCTTTCAGGATCAGGGTGCGCGACTTGAATGCCTTGTCGCGGAAGACTTGTGCGGCAGCGGTGACTGCCGGGGTTGGTTTACTCATGACGGCTCCAGGAATGAAAAACCCGCCAGCGGCGGGTGGGTAGTTCAATTGCAAACGGGTAAATCATGTCGGCGGGCCAACTGGTGCGCCATCGCCCTGCTCTACGTGGCTATGCCCACCCAAACTGATGTCACCAGCGGTGACGTCAGCATCGGAGTGGATATCGCCCTTGGCCTCAATCGCGCCGCCAAAGCTGGCCTTGGCGCCACCATTGGCCAAGTGGTTGATGGCAGCGCCGACGGTCAGGTTGTTGGTCACCATGACGTCCTGCGCATCCAGCGTGATGGTGGTGGTCTTCACCGTCACGCTGTCGGCCGCATTCACGTTGACGGTTTTGACGCCGTCCACCAGCAGTGCGCCGGCGGCGTGGTCATACTCGATGACTGCTCCATCCGGCATCAGCCAGCCGACCAAGTCGGGACGGCCATCACCATCAAATTCACCGGTGTAGAAGCCGATGATGGCGACCCCCTGTGCCGGATCACCGGACGGGCTCAGCAGCACGGCTTGTTCACCGATGCTGGGCGGCCGCCAGTGACGGGCGCGCCCTGCCGCCATCGCGTTCCACATCACCCAGTCCGATGTCCAGCCGTCGGACTCGATGCGCACCCGCGGCGGCTTCATCTGCACCGCCGCTACATTGCCGAGCATGATCAGGCTGGAGAGCTGCCGATCCATTTCCGACTGTTCATAGCTCATGGCGTCACTACCGACTCTGTATCGCCGTCGACGGACCACTGCACCTCGCGCGGCACGAACGACGGCAATGCGATGTCGGAGGGTTCGCCGACTTCCAGCTCGTGCACCCACTCCACCAGCCACACCAGGTAGCCATCCAGCTCTGCATGGTGAAAACCGTCCGGCCCGATCTGCCTCAGTTTGGCGGGTGTCACGGGTTGGTCGAAAGTCGTGGCCGCGTGTACCTGCGCCGCAACGCGCGTGGCCAGCTGGCGCACAGCCAGCTCGGCCTTGGCCGCGGTCGGATCGCACACCACCCGGGCCTGCATGATGGCGACCAGTGCCAGCTCTCCGGTGCCGGGGTCGGTGCCTGGCTCAAATTCGGCCAGTTCCAGCACCAGCAACGGCAGGCTGACGCGCTCGCCCAGCTCCGGATAAAACTGAACATCCACGTCTGGCAGGGCTGCAGCCAACCTTTGTTCGATGGCGTCGTGTAGTGCTTCAATCATCAGGGTGTCCTATTTCGTCAGCTTGCTGACTTCCCAACGCAGCTCCTGCGCCAGGATCTCGAACAAGCGCTCCTGCGCCTGGGCAGCGACGGCGCGGAAGGCACGCTCGCCGACCTCGTCCCACTCAAATCGCACCTGCTCGTACGGCGTGCGTGCGCGGCCAACCCGGCGGAACACACCGCCATCGTTCGGGCTGCCGCGTTTGCTGCGATACAGCCACGCGCCGTCAAAGCGGTGCCGGCCGACCGTGACGCCACGCCGGGTCTGGCGCGCCTTGCCCAGGCGGGCGGCCTCGATCGCGTTGATACCCAGCCAGACCTTGCCCTCCTTCGCCGAGCGCAAGAAGAAGTACAGCCGCTGCTTGAGCACCTTCTGCGGCACTTTGATCTCACTGGAAAGCGAACGGGCGACATGGGTTTTAATCCAGTCGCCCGTCTTGCGTAGTGCCCGCCGCCAGGCATTGCTGACCGCCACTTGAGACAGCCCGTTGACCAGCTGCAGCACGGGGCGGATGTCAATTTCGGCCTTGATCGCAACTGGCATGCTCTCTCCTGCTATTTGGCCCGCAGCACAAGCGTGCTGCGGCCGGTACCGTCCGGCTCGACGCTGACGACGACGTAGTCGCCCTGCCCTGTCACCTGCACCTCGGCGCTCTTGCCCACCCCGACGGCATCGGCATCCTGCACCACCAGGTGAGGTTCGCGGATGCTGGTATTGAGCTTGCCCAGTGCCGGCTGCAACCACGGTGCGTAGAACATGCCGGAGACCGGCTTGCCCTGCACCGTGGCGGCATCGCCCAGAACGTCGAACACCGTAGCGTCGATGTCGGCCATCAGGTCACGGAACATGTCAGGCTGCTTTCAGTTTCAGGCGGATTACGGCTGCCGGGCGGGTGTTCAGGTTCAGTACGTTGGACTGGGACAGCATGTCCACGCCCTTGCCGTGCTTCAGCAGCTCCAGCGAGGTGTAATACGGCAGGCCCATGGTGCCGACGGCATCGACATGATCAGCCGGCGCGAAACGAGTAATGAACATGTCCGGCACACCCTCCGGTACCACGTAGGCCAGATCCGGATCAATGAAGGCGATGGTGCCGACCTTGCCGGTATAACGCTCCCACACCATGCCACCGAACTCAATGGTGTCGCGTGGATCGCCGCGCAAGGCGGCTGCCTGCGGCCCGTACTTGAAGGTTTCTTCCAGGTACTTGTTGGCCACCAGCGCAGCCCAGATGTTCTTGCCGCAGAACACGCGCACACCGGTGCTGGAAGCCGAGCCCAGCGCCGCTTCGACGGCTTCCACCACGGCCAGGCACTGGCCACGCAGGTTCGGCCCCATCGCACTCAGGTTGATTTCGATCTCGGTCTGAACGATCTGGAAGTGCTGGTAGGTATCCAACAGTACACGCTGGCCATCGGCATCCATCACCAGCCCCTTGATGGCACCAATGCGGTGGTACTCGGTAGTGGCATCCAGCTGGCGCTTGTGCTTGTTCTGGCGCTTCGACACCACTGCCTGCACCGTTTCGACCTCGGTTTCACTGCCGAAGGCACGCAGGTTGGTCACTTCGTCGGCGCGGATGACGCTCTGTTGCGGCAGGTGGATGGTGCCAAAGTGCAGCAGGCTGCGCTTGTCACCACCGACCTGCTGGCCGGGACCGCCGCGTTCGCCAGCCGCCACCAGCGACAGGGTATTACCCTCTTTCTCGATCTCCACCGTGGTAGTGGTAATCCCTTCTTCTTCGAACAGCCCCAGCGCGGCCAGGCGGCCCGGGGTCTGGGGGCCTTCGTTGATCGCGGCAGTCAGCGTCGACAGCGAAAAGGCGTCATCTTCAAAAATGGCAAGGGTAGGCATGGTTCAGCTCCTGAAATGCAAAAGGCGCCGACCTTGCGGGCAGCGCCTTGAATGATGGGTGGCGGATGGTTTAGCGGACGACGATGAACAGACTGCCAAAGTCGAAACGGGCATTCGCATCCAAGCCGGTGAGCAGGTCGCCCTGCACCTCTGCCAGACGGCCGGTGACGACCACGCGGGTGGACTCAGTGCGGGCTGGCGCCGGCGCATACAGCACGGCAGCCGCGACACCGGCAGTTGCGCTGGCGTTGTCGTAGGGCACATACAGTTGCTGCACCGAGTCGTAAGCCAGCACCTGGCCGGCGGGCAACGCGGCACCGGCAGCCAGGTCGACGATGTCATTGCTGATCTGGCCAACGGTGGAAATCAGGTGTTCGCCGGTCCGGCCTGCTTGATGAAGGGTGCTCATACATTACCTCGCTGTGGGTTGGCCGCACGGGCACGGCGGCTTGCATAAATGTCGCGGGCCGATGGGCCCTTGTTTTTCGGGGTGGACGGATCGTCTGCCGGTGGCAGGTTGTCCAGCTCTTCGCCGGCTCCGGCCACCATCTTGTCAAACAGCCGCGCTCGGGCAGATTCCACATCCAGCCCACTGGCGATCAGGCTGTTGGCCAGATCCGGCAGCTTGGCGGTCTTGCACAGGTCGCGGATCTCGGTGGCCTGGGCCACTGCGCTGCGGATGGCACTGTCACTTGCCAGGGCGCTGACGGTGATCACACTGTCAACGGCAACGGCCGGCAGCGAGGCCTCGTTGCACAGTCTCGCCGCCAGCTTCGCCATCGCCACCGGGTCTGCCGCGGCGAGTGGCGCCGGATCGGGCGCCGGGGCTGGAGCCGGATCAGCGGGCGGTGTAGCGGGCTCGTCCAGCGCCTGCAACAGGGCCGGTGGCGCGTTCTTCAGCCGTCCCAGACCGGCGCGCAGGTTGGCGCTGGCTTTTAGTGGCACGAGGTCGGTGACTTCGTCCACCAGCCCCAGCGCCAGCGCTTCTTGCGCGGTCAACCAGGTGGTGTCATCCAGCATCTTGACCAGTTCGTCGGCACTCAGCGCCGGCGCCTTGGCGCGATAGCAGCCAACCAGGTTGTCGCGCACCTTGTCCATCATGTCGGCGGTGGCCCGCAGATCCTCGGCCTCGCCCATCGCAAACGTCCACGGGTTGTGGATCATCATCATGCTGTTGGCCGGCATCACCACACGGTGGGCGCCAACGGCGATGATGCTGGCGATACTGGCCGCCACGCTGTCGATACGTGCGGTAACGCGATTGCCCAGTCGGCGCAAGGTGTTGTGGATGGCAAGGCCGTCGAACACGTCGCCACCAAGGCTGCTGATGGCGATCACGATTGGGCGCTGGCCATCGTCGGCGGCCTTCAGGTCACGGATGAAGTCGGCAGCACGAATACCCCAGACGCCGATGTCGTCGTACAGCTCGACTTCCAGTGACTGATCAGCAGCAAGGTTGGCCGCATTGCTGATGCGGTACCAGTTGCCGCTGGCTGCCGGCTCGGGTGCCGGGCCGTTGAAAATGCGGGGTGTTGCAGGGTTCATGGTTATTCCTTTTTTGCGTCGTCATCACGATCATCGACGATGATTTCGCCCTGGTCGTCACGCTGGCGCGGGTCGGAGTCATAGGCCAGCCCCAGCCCGTCAGCGCGGGCGTTGTCAGCCGCGTTTTCGGTGTCGATCGTCTCCGCATCGGCCCCGCGTTTGAGCGCCACTTCGCTGCGGCTGGTGAAGCCGCTGCGCACGGCCAAGCGATCCGCCTGCACGTCCTGCACCGGATGGATATACGCCCAGCCCTGCGGAACCCAGCGCGCGCGCTGGAACGGCCGAGGGTTGGCCGCATAGCCTGGCAGGCTGATGGCACCGGACAGCACCGCCATATTCAGCACCGCACGCCATACCGGCTTGCACAGCTGATGCACAAAGATGGCGTGCTGGCGCTGCTCTACGCGGCGGCGGAATTCATTCAGAATGACGCGGATCACGCGGTCGCTGATGTTGCGCAGGTCACCGGTCAGCAGCTCGTACGGCAGACCCATACCGGCTGCGATGGCCGCCAGCTGCTGCCGCATGAAGTCCTGATAGTTGTTGCCGGCGTCGGGCGGGTCGCTGAACTCGACTTCCTCGCCCGGTGCCAGCTCCTGCATGGTTCCCGGCTCCAGCCCGACCAGCGGTGCAAAATCGGCGTCAACCTGCTGGCCCGGCTCGCCGGGGAATGCTGACTCGGCGCTTGGCTTGCGGATGAAGCCGGCAAACAGGTTGGCGACTTCTTGCCGGAACAGCACCGCGTCGTCGAACTCGTCCAGCGTCTTGAGGCGTAGCAGCACGGTGGCCAGCATCGGCACGCCGCGCAGCTGGCCGGGGCGGGTCGGCTCGTACACATGCAGCACCTGCTCAGCCGGTACCCGCACCAGGCTGTTGAAGCTGCCTTCGCCAGCACGTTCACCGGGGTGGCTCTTGTACATCCAGTAGGCGACACGCTTGCCGATGGCGTCGAACTCGATGCCCTGCCGGATGCGGTTGCCGTTCGGCGCGGTACCGGTCTTGTCGTGTGGCACGAACTCCGGCTCCAGCAGCTGGATCTGCAGCGGCACGGCCAGGCCGTCTTCCAGTCGCCGCGGACGCAGCCGGACGAAACACTCGCCGCTTTCAAACAAGCCTTGTGCAGCCAGCGCCTGCTGGCCGTAGAAATCCAGCACGCCATCTGCATCGGACTCCTCGCACCAGTCGTCCCACACCTCCTGCAACATTTGCCGGATGTCTGCATCCGGGTGCCGCGGCTTGGGTGCGACGCCGGTACCGATATGGTTGGAGACCTGCGTGTCCAGCGCCTTGAAGGCATACGGGTCATTGCGTGCAGCGTGGCGGCTACGGTTGCGCAGGGTTTGCAGGCCGCTGCCGGTGGTGCTGACCGGCCCACTACTGCCGGGTTGCCAGTTGTTGGCACGCCGCCCCTGCCCCGCACCTTCGTAACTGTTCTTCAGCCGGGTCGGCATCAGAAAGCCGCGGCCACGCAGTGTCGGGAAACCGCTCATCTGATCCCCTTTCCTGCGTGGTACAGCCGATGGCTGCGGCTACGTGACTGGCCGTTCTGCTGCGACAGATCGCGTTTGATGGTGTTACGCAGCTCGATCAGCTCCGCAACGCTGCGGTACTCGACGCGCCGGTCAGCGTATTGCACGACACGTTCGCCCCGTGCCAGGGCTTTTTCGATCGCATCCAGCTGGGTTTGAGTGAATGCCATGTCATCGCCGTTTCAGGTAGCCCGACTGCGCCCGGCGGCGCTGTGGGGCGGGTAAAGCAGAAGACCCCGCTTTGGGGGCGGGGTCTTTTGCGGTTGCAGGGTTGGTCACAGTGGGCGGCGCCTGATCAAACAGGCCGGTCTGCGCGTACTTGATCTTGAGCCGTTCCCAGTCTGCCGCCTGATAGCGATGCAGGCCCAGGTAGTGCGCCATGGCCAGGTTGTACACGTTCAGGTCCAGTACCTCGTTGCGCTCGGACTTTGGCTTGACCCAGTCGGTCACGGCACGGCCTTTGACGTAGCGGATCAGCTTGCGCTCGGCGGTGAGCTGGTCGAAGTGCTCGGCCGGCAGGTCTTTGCTGAAGTGCTGCGCTCCCGGGCCTTCCAGCAGCTTGAAGCGGTTGTAGAGCCAGTCCTTGGCGGTATCGGTGCCGATCAGCCACAGTTCGCAACCGCCCTTCTCGGTAGTGCCGCGCCATGTGACATCGACCTTGCTCGGCCGCTGAGGCAGCACCGGCTTGCCGCGCTTGGATTCCCCCTTGATCGCCAGGATGTGGCGCCAGCGACGCAGACGACAGAACTGGTAGACCTCTTGCGTATGGTTACCGCCCGAGTCCACTGCGCCGGCTGCGATGGTCATGCGGCGGCCCGACGGGTGGATGAACTCGGCCTTCAGCTCTTCATCCAGCGTGTCCCAGGTGCGCTGCTCGGCTGGGTCGCCCATGATCACGCGGTGGTCGATGGTCCAGCTTTCCAGCCCTTCGCCCCAGCCCTTTATCAGCAGCTCCAGACGGTTGGCCTGGGTATCGACCGCTGCCGTCAGCATCAGCACGCCCGCCGGGATCGTACGCAGGGCGTAATCCTCAACGCGTGCGAGCAGATCGGCACCGCGAGTGCGTTCCTGGGCGTTGTCCCACACCTTGGACAACCGGGTGTTGTAGAACACCTGCATCGGTTCCGGATCACCCTTCTGCAGGGCGATTTCGGCCTTCTCATACTGCTTCAGCAGCGCAGCCCACGATACCCAGCCCAGCGGCATGTACAGCGCCGAAATGTGGTACGACTCGGTTTCGCCATCGCCCTCGGCCGTTGCACGCCAGTCATCGCTGCCCAGCATGGTGCTCTTGTGGTGCTCCTCGATGCAGCAGCCGTTCTCGATGCAGACATAGTGTGCGGCAGTACGATCCGCATTCCATTTTAGCTGCTCGAACTCCAGCGTCTGGCTTTCGCCGCAATGCGGGCATGGCACGTAGTAACGCTGCTGGTTGCCTTCCTTGTACAGTTCGGCAATCCGGCTGGCACCGTCGACCGTCGGCGAGCTGGAGTAGTAAATCTTGGCGTTGCGGCCAAAGGTGGAGGTTCGCGCCTCGGCCAGCACAACCGGATCGCCCTCGTTATTGACGTTGCGATCCCATCGATCGATCTCGTCGCCGTACAGGTAGCGTGCGGACACCTCAGCCAGGTTGGCCGCAGCACCAGCCGTGGTGATCATCAGCGTACCGCCGGTGAATTCCTTGGTGTCAATCGTGTTGCGGCTATCACGGCTGCGCGCTGCCGCAACGCGGTCGCGTAACGCAGGGATAGCATCCAGATTTTTACCAATGCGTCCGGACAGTCGTTTGGCCAGATTAAGCGAAGGCTCCAGCGCCAGGATGTTACTCGGCGCCATATGAATCAACGCACAGATCCAGTTCAAGAATACTTGCGTCTTCAGCATCTGCGAGGCCCCCATCACCACCACGCGGCGGCAGGGGTGCTCCGGCGACAATGCCCGCATCACGCCGCGTGCATAGGGCGTGCGGTCAGTTTGGTATTTGCCTGGTTCTGCTGCACCTGCGTCGGCAGGAATGCGCTGATGCTCATCGGCCCACTGATCAATCCAAAGCGCAGGATCAGGACGCAAACCAGAAACAAAACCCTTCACATACGCGACAAAGCCGCTTGCATATTTCATTCTGTCATCGCCTTGTTCAGGTCATCTTCGCCCAGCTTGGTGACATCCTCCAGCATCTTGCGCAGGCGGTCGCTCAGCTCGCGTTCCAGCTTCCATGGATCGGAGATCGCAGCCAGGTCGGACGATATCTGCTTGGGCAAACCCATCACCGAATCACGCAACAACCTGGCGTAGCGGTATGTGGCCTCTTCGACGACCTGCCGCTCCACCGTGTTGCCGCAGACCTTGTCATATTCAGCCTGTGCCAGAAGCGCTAGGTATTTCTCGCGACTAGCCTTGTGCGTGTAGTAGTCGGAACTGCCGCCCTGCGACTCGGCTGTGTCCGGTGCATCCGCAGTCACCTGGCTGCGGACATCACGCTGCGTGCGGGTGTCGACATGCCGCTGGCGAACACCTTCTTTTGATGGGTCGGCGGTCTTGCCGAGTTTGGCCAGCGTTGCGTCAACATCGACTGACTTGCCATCCGGCGACATGATCAGCCGCCCCTGTGATCCCAGCTTGGTCACATAGCTGGGCGACCAACCCTGCGAATCCGCAAAGGCCTTTCTGCTCAAATATGTGCGCATGGTTTCACCATCATTTCACTAGATTTCACCGTGGGTGAATTTCACTAACTTCACAGCGCAGCCACTAAAAAAGAATCGCGAGTCTCCAGCCTCGTACCGGGCGCAGAATCGCTAGGGTCCCCGTCTCTCCCAGATCGGCAGTACAAAAAGACAGCGCCCCGATCAACAGACCGGGGCGCCGAAAGCACAACACAGAGGAGAAACGACCACGCAAACACCACAGAAACGCAAAAAGCCCGCTTTCGCGGGCTCTTGACGGAATTTTCAGCTGTATCTGAAAACGGATATTAGTCCGGTCAAACCGGACAGTCAACACACAGCTTCAACTTCCTGGCAATGATCGATATAACCCGACGCGATCAACCGGTCAGAAATCTTTGCCTGCGCCGCGTGCTCCACCGCCCGCAAAGCCGCGGCCACCTTGTTGTTGATTTTGCGGACCTGATCAGCCGAGCAACCATACCGGCCACCAAGCATCTCGAACGTCAAACGTTTATCGCCAAAATGCCGCATCGTCAGATCAAGCGCCAGCTTCTCATGGCATGAACTGGCTGCCCCCATCGCCACACCAGACAACAACACGCAGCACCCCAGCCACTCGGCAGCCGGCGCATCCGCCATGCAGCAAGGACACGCCGCCACCCGTTCACTGAACCGTGCCTGCAATGCTGCCGCCTGCACCTTCGGCAGATCCCCGATCAGCCGTTTGATATTGCCGGCCTCGCCCGCACCATCCAGCCCGACCAACCCCCGGCCAGACCCGATAGACACCGTCCCTGGCACAGAAGCCCCCTTCACAGACGCCTTGAACAAAAAAGCAAACCGCAGCGCCTGACCTACCGAATCAAACAAAACATCACCAGCAACAGACATAAATTTCCCGATCACCCCTGACCGGATACCACACCAAAGCGAGGCGGCCTCTGCGGGCCTGCTCAGCGCACCACAACCAACACCTACGCGAAATCCACCACCCCGCGGCGATACTCCGCCTCAGACAAACCAGCCAGCGAAAACACCTCCTGCTTCCACAGCCCAAGAGGCACCCCCGGAGGCGGCGCAAAGCCCAGCTCCATCGCCTTCAGCTCGATCCCCTTCGCTGTCAAAAACCAAGGCCGGCCATTTGACACCCCTGCAGACCGCGCCGCAGGCGCCAAACCCTTCGCCGGCGCACGGCTGCCAGAAGCCGCACGGAACTGCACCGCATTAACCAACCACTTGCGGAACCTCGCCTGCCAATCCGGCGACAACACCGGCCTGCTGCAGCCCAGGTAATACGACACAAAGCCCACCTGCTCCGTCGCCACATCCAGCCCATAGCCCTTAGCCAGCGCCACCGCCTGCTCATCGGCCACAAAATCCACCGGCACGCGAGAGGCACGCGCCGCAGGCCGCGACACAGCACCAGCCTTGCCGCCAACACACTCACGCTTTTTACGGATAACCGGAGAAGCGGAAGTGTGCCCCTCATCAGCACCACCACCGTCAACCATCACCCCGGCACCACCCTCAACCGCAACGTTGGCCGCAACCTCCAAAACCTTACCAGCACTGGCTTTCCAGCCATTCGAAACCGGCCGCTGAACACCACCGCCAGCCGTACGCTCATTGGCCCCTGATTGGCCCCTCATGTTTTGGACAAGCTTATCCGTCAACGCGCAAGGCAACTCGAAAACGAAGTTCCCGCAGTCCACCAGCAAGCCCAGCGAACACAAGCGCGCAATCGCAGCCCGCCAACGCTTGCGCGTCACCGGTGGCGGCGTATGCCGGCCACGCACCGCATCCACCGTCAGCAAGTCACGGAACACCTGCTCCTTCAGACGCGTCACCAAGCCCACCACACCGGACGCAAAATCCATCCGGCGGCGCAGCCCCACATACAGCTTAAGCAGATCCCCCGGCTCACCCGCCAGGCAATCCCACTCAGCATCCGTCAACACAATAGAAGGCATCACCCACCCCGAACAAAAGGCCGCGTCGCCACCCGGCGAACAGCCAAATCCAATCCTAACGCCTGCAAACGCAGCCCCAGCGCCGCCATATACTCATCCCCATACAGCGACCTCAACCGACGCTCCTCGCGGCGCTGCAACTCCAGCCAACCAGCAGCGGACAACGCCGCCAAAAACGCTGCATCACTTGGCAAACGGCCGCTCTCCTGCAGCCACTCCAGCACCACCAGAGTCATTGCGGCCAACCTTGCTATCCAGCAAACGGATCAACGTCTTTAACAAAGCAGCGCCGGCCGCATGCCGATCATCCGGATGCGCACAACGCACCCGATAAGCCTTGCGCTGCAACACCTGCAACACCGGATCAGGCCGGCGCATGGCAAACACCCCGGCGACGCGCCGCACGCAGCGCACCCGCCAGCACATGCAAACGCGTAACGTTGGCCGCAATCGCATCCTCGATCGCATCCATCTCCGACGCACTGATCCGGCCATCCGACAGCGCAGACGCCACCTGGACGCCCACATCACCATGCGCCTCCATCAAAGACGACAAGCCCATCAGCGGCGACACCTCCGAAATAGCCCCATCGCAAGGCATGCACACAAAACCGCACTCGCTCGCAAACGAAAACAACATCCGGAAATCACCCGACAACTGGCTGATCCGCACCGCAGACAACAACCCCAACACATGCGTCGGGATATTCGGATTCACCTGGCTGCGCAACGTCGAAGCCGCCATGCCCAGCCGGACAGCCAATGCCTCCGCACCGCCCGGATAGTCATGCACCACAGAATGAGCAACATCCAAAACAGACATGATCGACTCCCGCCAAAACGACCGTGGACGACGCAGCAACCCCGCACCTAGACTCACAGCCAGATCAAACAAATAAAAAACGCCCGGCTCAGCCGGGCAAACCCAAGCCATCAGGGGCATTGGCTTGAAAACTTGAAAGAGACAGCTGCTCGGGAAACCGGGCAGCCCTCACCCGCACCAGATCGGGCAAGGCTTCAACACCACCAGCATGGCCACACACCAGAACAGCAGCGGACTGCCAAGGGAAATCCGGCGACAACACCTCGCAGGAAATCCCCGAATGCAGCTCAATTAGCACCGCAAGCGCCGGCGACACCCGGCACTTGCCACGAAGAATCTTGCAAAGCGCAGGCTGAGAAATGCCGATCAGCCGGGCGGCAGCAGATTGGCCACCAACCGACTTCACCCATGCCGTGATAACTGAACGAGTATCCATGGCCGCGATTATACCTAAAGTTATTTAAACGGCAATGCCTAATGTTGTTTGACGATAAATAACCTCAGGAATAAGCTGCAGAAATGACACGACTTGGCGAACACATCAAACTGGCGCGCGAACTGCGCGGCATGACACAAGCAGAGCTGGCGGCCAAAGTGCCGATCAGCCAGCCCGGCCTGCAAAAAATCGAGGCCGGCGGTACCACACGCAAAATCCTCGAAATCGCCAAGGCACTCGGCCTGACCGCCGAACAGCTCAGCAACGGCGACGTCCACCTGCAAAAAGACCCCGCCAGCCAGCCACTCACCGGCAGCCAGGGCAATGCCGGCATACGGCACATCACCGTCTGGGACAACGAAGACCAGCTGCCGCACGACGAATACATCTTCCTGCCCGCCATCGACATCAAACTCTCCGCCGGCGGCGGCTCGCTGGTCTGGCACGTCGATGAAAAAGGCCAGCGCCAGGCCTATACCCGCCGCTGGGCCGATCGCATGAACATCAACCCCGACACCGCCGCCACCATGGTCGTCAGTGGCGACAGCATGGAACCGCGCCTGCTCGACGGCGACAGCATCGTTGTCGACTACAGCCAGAACGGCCACATCATCGACGGTAAGGTCTACGCCATCGCCCTGGAAGAACAACTCTTCATCAAGCGCCTGTTCAAGGAAGTCGGCGGCGGCATCCGCATCGTCAGCGACAACGACAACAAGCGCATCTACCCCGACAAGGTGGTACCGCCAGAGCACCTGCACCTGCTACGCATCATTGGCCGTGTGGTGGCCGTCAGCGGCGGCGTGTAAGCCGATGGCCAGACGCAAAAAAGCCCACTCGGTTGAGTGGGCTTTTTTACATCATATAATTCAACATCACTACTGAATCATATACTCGCCGTCATTGAAAATAGTAAGGCAACTTTCATCCAAACCTAAAACAGCCATATCAGCAACCGGAATACTAGTAGCAATAATAACCTGTCCTTTTTCTGAAAATTTTTCTTTTGATTTTTTCAGCAGCGCGATGAAACTTTCATGACTTGCTTCATGCTGTCTAGGCTCGTCAAAAACGACAAACCCCCCATGCTTAACCGCATCAAACTCCACACCAAGCTCCATCAATGCCAACGTATATGCCCAAATAATTCTAATAGAGTCACTTGCAGAAATATCAGCCACAATATCAAAACCATCCAACTCAGGACGAAAAGTTTGACTGGAGATATCTAGGGCATGAATGTTCATATTTTTATATGAAAAATCTTGCAGGTTGGCTATTAAGCGCGACTTCAATGCGTCAAAAATTTCTTTTGAGACCCCACCCAAATCAGACTTCATTGCAATTTCAAGCGATTCAGCTTTTAAAGAATGCTCTTTAAAAATCACCTCAGCACTGGCATTTAACTTGTCTCGTTGTGAAATTATTTTCTGAAACTCTCTTTCCAAGAATCTTAATTCAGCAACCTCTTTGATTTCATTTCCAAAAGCATCTAAATACTTTCTCTCTTCATCTTTAAACGAACCAATTAAAACCTCCACTCTCTCCAATTCACTTTGCATTGACCGCCCTTGAACAATGCCAGCCCTCAACTCTTCATTATTCCGACTATTGATAGCATCATAGAATTTCTTCTGGTCTTCCAAGTATGCAATATTTTGATCTATGGTCATCGGTTCATAACCATCTTCAACTGGTGTAAAGCTCTCTTGCAACTTGGTGTCACACACTGGACAGTTTTTCGTCTCAATATTAATGCCATTTTTAGCGCCAACACTAATCAATCGACGAAGCTGCTTATATCGATCAAGATCATTTTCGAGAGAAACAAGTTTCCTATTTATTTTTTTACTCGTAGCTTCGATGTTGTTGTTTTTTTTCTGAGAGTGCAAATATTTTTTCTGATATTAGCTGACGCTCTGATATGGCGGCTTCCAATTCATGCCCAAAACTCCAGCCTTGCAAATCTTGATCAATCTTCCTGATTCTTCTCTGCAAGTTTGATAAATAATCTCCGACCGTAACCCTATCTCCATTGCTAACATGATATAAAACACCTAGACGAACATAATTTTCAGAATCTATATCGCAATCAAAATTCACCAACAGGCCATTTAACTCACTCAATGTCTCAAATGATGACTTAATGCCTTCCCACTGAATTTCAAGTTGCCTTATTGCAACTTTGTATTTTTCAACATCGCCGCGACGACTAAAATCAGAAACACCAAGACAAAACTCAAGTGCAGTTTTTTTAAGATTTTTTATCTTATAGTAAAGTGGCGCATTGGCTTGTATTTCAGACCACCCCCTTTTTTGCTCGATAAAAAACAATGGAAAAATGCATTCCAAATACAAAGGTGCAAGACTGCCATCGAACCTTGGGACCATTGGCAAATTCCAACCAATAAATTTTGCCAACCAGTTATGAAAACCCAGCTCACTAATAGCAGAACCAACTGACCCTGCCGACTTCAAGAAAAAATCTTGAGCCTCACCTTTAGAAACAACCGTTATTTTATCCGGATTACCCTTCACCTCTCGTCGCAAACAAACAATATCACCGTTTTTATTGGATACTTCCAAGTCAACAAATGACCCAACAACAAAAAAACCTTGTTCATTATTGTTATTCTTGTTCTTATTCAAAAAAATCGCATTTGTAATTGCAGCAGGGAACGGCGCTCGTCTGCCAGGCCCTAATATAGACTCCAACCCTAGCGCATACGCAATCGAATTAACAAAGGTAGACTTACCAGAGGAGTTCTCAGCACGAATAACATTCAACCCATCATTAAACGGAATGCTTACAGAAAAATTCTTATCTTTCGTAATCACGTTTATTGAAAGCTTCAGCAATTTCAACCCCAGCATATCACCCCCAGATAATAAATTTAACCACTTTATCGGTTAGTTTAGATTTTATGTCTTGCAAAAACTCTCGCTCAGCCGATGCCACATCAGCTTGTTCAGCCAATTCGACCAAGGACTGCCCCATTGACATCAACTCAACACGCCCACTATTGGACATAGAAAAGTAGCCTTTTGCGATACCAATCTGAATAGCCCTATCAACATTACTATCAGGCATCACTTTAGGTGATTCGTCAGAATACCCAAAAAGAAAATCCTTATATTCATGCCATCTAGCTGGTCTTAAAACCATCCAACTGCCCGCTCTTATTTTTGCTGTTGGCAGGCCGACACCATCCGAACTTAATAACTTCATACACAAACATAACATCAACAATCGCCATAGTGGCCGATTCTCAATTGGCACCTCATAACCAGCATCACTGATTACAATTCGAACACTACCATTCATATCATTCATGACAATATAAAATCCATTTTACATTCAGCAATCCATTTTGAAACAAAGCCAATTGAGAATTTCTCGGAATTCTGCATGGATATTTTTTGTCTCAAACTACTGACATTAGCCCTATTCTTTTTTAGCAAATCCATTACAAGCTCTGCAGGGTCTTCTTTGGAAAACAACGCATTTGTTTTTAATATATTCAAATTAGCAGCAACCATATCTGAGATCTCCTTATGCAACTCTGGAAACTCTTCTCGGTATGCCACAATCAAATCCTCTAACACCAGATAGTCACCGATCAAGCTATCAACCATAGCACCAGGGGATGGTGCAATTTTCCCACACTTTCTAATTAAATTGTTATGAAAATTAGTATTTATAGACTTCCACTGATCTTTTTCTTCTTGGGTGATCTCGCGTACAGGGAAGTCAATTGCACTTTCGATAAGCATTCTAGCCTTATGCTTCTCCAAAGGATAAGCATCGTCACTTTCAATTCTAACTTTAAAATTACCTTTATTTATAAATGATGGTGCTTTTTTTAAGAATGTCTTTGTTTTTGTGTTGCAATAACTTATCAAGTCCTTACTGCGCACATTAGGAACCAACAATAACCACTGTGTAATAACCAAGCCATCAAGCAACAAGCTTATTCCACTTTCATTTTTAATTAATTTATTAAGATCTTCATTGATTTTATTTTTCACCCTCTGCTTGTGATCTTCCATGCTACACGAAGGATCTGGAAAGTAGCATTGGAATAATGTCCCATCATCCGCAAAAAACTCTAGCCCATGATCACCACTATCAGCATGAGGAACAGAAGTAAAGGATCTAACACCATAGTGTATCCTTAATATTTTCTCGCAATAATTTTCCCAAGCAGTCCCATCCATTGCGTCCTTAAAAGAAGAACTCATATCCAACCCTCGCAAACAATTCAAATATTATCAATTAATTATTTTTATCAACAGAGGTAGGCTTGACAATATTTTTTGCATCCAATTTATTAACTATTGCCATTGCTAACTCTTGCATATTAATTGGAAACGAATCTTTTGAAACCATTGAAAAATCACGTTGTGCAAATATCCTATCTGCCATTTCTATTTTAATCTTATGCTGCTGCTCTTCTGGCAATGTCGCCAAATATGGACTCAGCGCTTTTAAACTTAGTGATGTTTGCAGATGGCTATACTGCTGTTCTCGATGTTTTGCAGACTCCCTAGCCAAATATCCGGCGGGCACTGATAGTAACAATGCCAATGTCACTCGAAATAGCGAGTTCTCCCATTTGAAATCATTGCTAGTCGTTTCAAAAAAAGCAACTGCAACAATTACTACCACTGCCAGCATCAAAGCGACAGACCCATTTCTCATGGCATCTGCGGTTTTTTTCTCTTCCGCGGCACTATTCTCATAGCTGCCAGCTATCGCCCTTTGCGACAAAACATCAAGCATTTCGTTAACTTGATCTTCCTTTTCTTTGAACTTTTGGACTGCTGCTTGATAGATGCCCTCACCCCTAGCCTCGGCATTTATCACGGACAAGTTCAAGCTTTCAATTTTATCATTCAAGGATGATAAGTTTTTTTGCAACTCATTTTTTTCGCTATTCAATCTATCAGAAAACGAGTTGAGATCACTACTCACAGCAAAAATTTTTGACTTCAAACCACTTAACTCATCAATCCTTTCATTGTAAAAATCATTTAGCACAGTTTTCTTTTTTGATAAATTAATTATTTTCCCCGCTTCAGTAGCCAGCGATTCCAAATACACAAAATCAAAAACTCTTAAATGGCTTGCACTGTTATTATTATTGTGATTTTTTCTTAAAAGCTTTAAAAGCTTTATTACGGAGTAATAATTTTTTCTGGCAATATCAAATATAACGTCATCAGTTGCGTTAGCATCAAGTGAATGAAAATAGTCTTGATGGTTTTTCGCGTATAACTCAAATCCACCTTTTACATCCGCAGGATAATTATTAATAAAATCTTCAATTTCGCAAATTTTTTCATGAATGCTTTTAAATATCTCTCCAAGCTTTTCCAAATGAAAATCATAAAATTCAGACATGTCACACCGCCCCTCTAGCAGCAAACCTTGACGCAAACCGTTTCACAATTTAAGATAATTTCATCCCGTTCAATCACGGGTCACAGGTTTGGCGACCTGAAATTCCATGGCGAACAAAAGCTGCCCATGCGGCTGTTTTTGTTCCTGCGCTTGTGCGCGCCTTCTATGGCGGGCCGGCGGGGAGACCTTTGGGTCTGCCGGTGTCCGTGGAGCCGGTTCGCCAACCCCGTTCGGTCTGCCACCCCCGTTTGGCGACGAGGGTGGCGGTAAATATACCGTTATCCCGGAGGCCATCATGGCTGCTCAATCCCTTGTTTTTCAGAACATCACATTCGATATCACAGACCATTGCGGCCAACCTTGGTTAAGGGGCTTCCAAATTGGAAGTGCCTTGGGCTACAAAAATCCATCCGCTGACATTCCAAAACTTTTCGAACGAAATGCAGATGAGTTCAGTGACGACATGACCGCATTGGTTGAGCTGGATACAGCCGGCGGCAAGCAGTCGGTACGGATCTTCTCGCTGCGCGGCGCTCACCTTCTTGGCATGCTGGCCAAAACCGATCAGGCAAAGGCATTCCGTCGCTGGGTACTCGATGTGCTAACGCAAAAGCATAATTCCACCGATTATATTGTGTCGTCATCGCAACTGTCTTCGGATGTAACGAAATTTAACGGCCAAGCGGTACTGACTGTGCGAAGGTTGGCCGCATGCTTTGGCCTGACTACCAGCACCATCCAGAACTACAGTCGCCAACACGCCTCTCACCTGCTCGAAAACACCCATTACTTCCTGCTGACCGGCGAGGCACAGCGCCATTTCCGCCTAGACAACCGCAGTTCACCCGATACGCCATGCCGCAAGCTGCCCGTGCTCACCCTCTGGACCGAGGCCGGTGCGCAGCAACTGGCGCAATGCATCTCGCCCACCTTCGCCACCCAGGCCATGCCAGCCGTCCGTCGCTTTCTGTACGCCGCAGCCCCTGCCCCGGCACAGCCCGACTCCGCGCGGCCAACCTTGGCCACGCCCCCTGATGGCAGTCGCCTGCTGCTAAGCACCGATCGCCACGGCAACATCCAGTCCGAGCTGGTACCACTGGATGCCTTCGTCGTCCGCCGCGAAGAACTGGCCGCCCGCATCGCGGCACGCGACGAAATCTGGACACGAGCCGAACTGGCCGCCATCCTCACCGCCGCGGCAAATCGCCTGGCCGGCTGAAGCTCCGCGCCAGATGCAAAAAAGCCGGACAGCGAGGGCTGTTCGGCTTTTTCGATCAAACATCGGCAGAAAGATCGGCAATATTTCGTCGCCACCTTCAATACTTCGCCAGTAAACCATTGTTGATACTGGTTTATACTCGTCAAAACATCGGCAGAAAGATCGGCAAATGACCGAAGGAAAACTGGAATTTTACGACCATCCATCACAAATGGAACCCATGGTGATAGAAGACTCGCGCCCGCTATTCGGTGAGCTGGTGGGGTTGGCTCATGACCTGTGCCTGGAGTCGGCACGGCTTGATGCCAAGATCCACAAGCAGACCGCGCGCGGACTGGCGGAGTTGGTTTCAGGGATGAACTGCTATTACAGCAACTTGATCGAAGGCCACAAGACTTTGCCGATTGATATCGACAAGGCAATACAGGACACGGCGCGCTTTGGCGCAGACAAAGACCACCAGAGCCTGGCACGTGCGCATATCGTGGCGGATCGCTGGGCGAGAAGCTGGCAGCTGACACAACACAATCTGCCTTTCTTCCTGCAGGAGACTCACCGGCTATTTTGTGATCACCTGCCCACCATAATGCTCATCCTGGAAGATGGCTCGGTGATGACGCCGGGCGAATTCCGTCAGCGCGAAGTGCGAGTCGGGCGCCACGTGCCACCAAAGAGCGAACACCTCGGCGTGTTCCTGAGCCGCTACACCGAGGTGTACGGCCGGCGGCTGGCATGGGCAGACAAGGGCGGCATTTCCCGGCTGACCAGCATTGTTGCCACATTAGCCGCTCACCACCGCCTGGTGTGGATTCACCCGTTTGCGGATGGCAATGGCCGCGTTGCGCGCATCACACTGGATGCCATGCTCAGAGCCTGTGGTGTAAACGGCACTTCGCTATGGTCAATGTCTCGCGGTCTGGCCAAGCAGGCCGACACCTACAAATCACTGCTGGCTCAGGCAGATGAGCCACGTCATGGCGATCTGGATGGCCGCGGCAACCTGACCGAACGCGGGCTGGCGGAGTTCTGCCGCTTTGGCCTGCAGGTTGGCGTTGATCAGGCCAGGTTCATGGCCAGCATGTTCGATCTGGATAGCTTCGGCGCCAGAGTAGACACGTACTTCCGACAAATTCGCAGCACCATGCTGCGGCCGGAATCAGCCTACCTGTACATGCATGCCTTCACCATGGGCGAGTTTGAGCGTGGAGAAGCCGCACGGCTAACCGGCTTGAGCGAGCGCACAGCACGTACCGTACTAGGCCAGCTGGTCACCGAAGGCTTTCTGGCTTCAGACACCCCCAAGGGCAAGGTTCGGGTCGGCTTTCCAGTCCACGCCATGTCTTTCCTGCTGCCAAACCTTTACCCGCATGGCGACATCGACGTCACAGAGCAGACCTTACGGGCGCTGCATGCCAAAAAAGGCTGACAACATCCTGCTGGCCACCGGGAGGATGCAAACGGAACCTTCACTGCCGGCAGCATGACAGCGGCCAACCTGGACGGCTGGCCTGCTGCTCCAGACGCAAAAAAGCCGGACAGCGAGGGCCGTCCAGCTTTGTCTATTTCACGTCGGGCTTTGTGCCCTTGCTGGGGCTGGTACGCTCGTGCAGCAAATACCAGTCATTCTTGCGCGGCATAACCTTTGCGCCCTGTGCCGTGTACAGAACGATATTTTTATCAGTACTGCCAACCAAAACCCCCTCATACAGTACCTTGTCCTTCGCGTCCGTAATCTTGACGCAATTTCCCCAGCCATCGCTGGTTTGGCGATGACACCCTAACGCATTGAAATCCGATATTTTTTCCTGAGCATCGTCACGACCTTGCTTCGATGCAGACAGGGGGATTTGCCACCAAAACAGAGCCATGGTACCGACTGCGGTTAAAAGCAACACAGCCGCATAGGAAATCGCCACCGTCATGATTGATACAAGCGTTACATCGTTCTTACTCGGGTGAAGCCATCGCACGAATCGGTTCAGTAGATGATGGCTGGGCAAGTTTGCCAACCAGCGGATCAGTCGTAGTAGCCCGTAGAGCCCCACCCATCCCGCCGCCACATATACAAGCATCAACAGCGGTCGCTGCCAGTCAACAAAGCTCACCAATGCCTCTGCCACCTTGAGCAGAAAGATGCCAACCAGTTTGTATGCATGCACATAGAGGACAGATGTGCTGACCGGCAAGTCCTCTACCCGAACGCCAAAGGCCTCCACATAGCCTTCGTAGTAGTACGTCCCGATAAGAAAGGCACCAGGCGCGATGATGGCAGTCAGCACGGCCCACAGCTTGACCTGATAGAGAAAGCTGGATGGCTGCTGGATGCTGCTTGCACTGGAAGAACGCCTCCGCCTTCGACGGTAAGTTGGCTTGCCCACGTTATTGCCCTATCGCTTGAGTAGTTAATTGGCATGTTAATCGATAAGTCACACCTCAACCCACAAGCCTGACCCACGAATAGCAGTCCGACTACCAGCCCCCTCAACGCCGGCGTGACACTTTTGCCACATCGCACCACCACAAAAATAACAACGGTTATTTACAAAATAATCCTCATGGCTATAATGACACCAAATTAACCAAAGTTATTAACCAGCCGACTAACACCCCTTCAGCCTGGGCAAACGCTGCGCCTCACTGCGCCGCGCGGTGGTGGACTAGCCAACCCCACCCGCCCTCGCCCATGCCGTGCACGCTTCACCGCACCGCGCCGAAGGGGACACCAACAAGGAGGCCGCCATGTCCCGAATTTGTCTGCTGTTACTGCTGTGCCACCTGCCCGGCCTTAGCCATGCAGAGTGGAACAAGCGCGCCGTGCTCATCAAGGCGCCCACAGCGCAGAACCTGACGAATGAGCAGCCTGCTCGCGGTGAATATCGCCAGATCGTGGCGGCGCGCCGGCCTGCTGCCTCATGCCTGGAAATTTTGACGCCAAGTGCGGGCAGCACGCCTGTCTGGGCATGTCCTTGAAGCAAGGAAAACAGGGAGAGCAATGATGCAACCGTCTTTCAAAGAAACCCTGATCGGCCATGTGCCGGAGGCGCTGGCGGAGCAGTTCCGCGAGCGAGGTTACAGCCTTCGCTTCATCGGCTGGGGCATGCTTGGCCTGCCGGTACACGAGGTGCGCAAGCTCCAGCGGCCACAGCCGGCCGGAAAGGTGGCGTGATGCGCGCGGAACTTAAGCAGGATCTGCTGGCCATGGGAAAAGCCTTTGCACGCGACATAGGCGCCTGTGCGGCATTCATCGCCCTGTTGACCCTAGCTGACTGGATTGCGAGATGAGCACGCTACATGTCGACACCCTGATCCGGCTGGGCGAGCAGTTCGCCCACGCTGTAGCCACGCTAGCAGCCCACAGGAAGGACTTTGACCGCGCAGACCAGCTAGTAGACCACCTGTCGCTCTGTGGCGTGCCAGCCGTTGCTGTGCCGCCCAGCTGGCCACTAACAGCCTACGCACCGCTGATTGTCGTCAACAGCATCGAGCATGCCGTGCCGGCGATAGAGGCCACCGGCCACATCGTCATCAACAACCAGGGCAAATACCTGATCAACCCGCCGGAGGGTGTCGCGATCGACGCATTCACCTTCCGGTTGGAACAACGCACCTAACAACAGGAGAACACCATGAACTTTGCCACCATCGCCGACCCTCGCGAGATCCGTCACAACCTTGGCCTGAACCAGAGCGAATTCTGGAGCCGCGTCGGCGTTACCCAGTCCGGCGGCTCTCGCTACGAATCCGGCCGCAACATGCCAAAAGCCGTCCGCGAGCTGGTACGCCTGGTGCACGTCGAGCAGATCGATCTGGCCAAAGTGAACAACACCGACCTAGCCGTGATGGAGTACCTGAAGAAAAGCCACGCCGATCTGTACCAGAGCCTGAAAAAAGCCGTCCAGGCACAGCAATCAACGGCGGGCAGCGTGGCATGAGCCGCGACCCGCGCAAGCAACCACAGCCGGGAGACGTGCTGCGCCGCTTCGGTGTAACGCGACACGTCACCGGCGTACTGCAGAACCAGCGCGGCACGCTGACCCACGTGCAATTCAATCAGGATCAGCAAACCACGATCAGCGCCTGGCGCAGCTGGGCAAATCAGGATTGCGAAGTGTTGGGTTAACGGCCGGCACGCCCCGCAACCACCTTGGAAAGGAAAGCAGAATGAATTCGACGATCGACACGGCCGAGCTGGTGCAGAGCATCAAGCAGCTCATCTACACGCTGGCCACACCGCGGCCGGTGATTCCGGCAGACAAGCAGCTTTGGGATGCCGCCGCTTGCGCCGAATACCTGGGCGTCAGCTCGCAGCACTTCATGCAGCGGATCGCCGTCAGCCCCGACTTTCCGCGAGCGATCAACATCGCCACCGGCACCAGCCGCAACCGTCGCTGGAAGGTCGCCGAAATCATGCGCTGGGCGGATGCCCGCCAGGAAAAGAAGCGCGCCTAATCCAGCAGCGCCACCACGTCGGCCATGTCCGGCGCGTAGTAAGTGTTCTGCAGTATCCGCAAGTCACGATGACCACTGATTTTCGCCAGGGTCATCACATCCACTTTCTTGGCCAGCCGGGTCAGTGCCTCACGCCGGCTGTCATGAAAGTGCAGATCCTCGATCAGCGCCTGCGCCTTCGCCTTCCGGAACAGCGAATCCAGCAACGAAGGCCGCAGGCCGAACACCGGCCCATCCGGTACCGCCTCCATCACCTGCCGCAGCAAGCGCACCGCCTCGACAGATAGCGGCACATCCCTGGCATGGCCGTTCTTCGTCATCGCCAGGTGCGCCAGACGCCGATCAAAATCGATCGACTCCCGCGTCAGGCCGCAGATCTCGGAAGCCCGCATACCCGTCTCGATCGCAAACAGCCACGCAGCGCCAACCCGGGCAGTCATCAGAAACGGGGGCATCTCGTGGTGATAGCCGGTGGCCAGCAAAATTGCCTCCGACTCCAGATCAGTCGGCCGGCGAGTGCGCGCCTTCGCCGCCGCCGGCTTGGTCAGGGAATCAAGCGGGCTCGATTTGATCCAGCCCCACTCCTTCACCGCAATATTCAGCGCGTGCTGCAGCAGCGCCCACTCGCGACGAACACTGGCCGCACTGACCATCTTCAGTCGCTGATCGCGCCAATCGGAAAAGTGATGATTGCTGAGGCTGGCCAGCTTCACCGCCATCAACACCGGGAACTCGCGCTGGTAGAGCGCGATGCGCATCTGCTCCGCCCGCTCGCCCCGCTTGCGCGGTGATACCTCCTCAGCGTAGCGCGCCAGCAACTCGCCAAAGGTTTTGTCCGGGATCAGACCCGCGGCCTGTGCAGAGATTTCGGCTTCTTTCTTCACCGCCCAGGCTTTCGCCTCGCGCTTGGTGCGGAAACCTGATTCAGACAGGCTTACCCCGCCCTTGCGAATCTTGACGCGCCACGCGTCACCACGTTTCTCATACGTCGCCAT